GAACCCCCGCCGATATCCCGAACATTGCGGAATCGCAGGTAACGAACCTGGTATCTGACCTTGCCGGTAAGCAGCCCACGGGCAACTATTTGACTGCTTTAACGGGTGACGTCACGGCCAGCGGCCCCGGCAGCGCCGCGGCAACGCTTGCCTCCACAGCCGTTGCGCCCGGTTCATACACGAATACCAATCTCACCGTCGATGCTAAGGGACGCATCACGGCAGCCGCCAATGGTACGGGTGGAAGCGGACAAATCCTCTATACGCATCTTGTCGCTCCGACTGGCGGTGATTACACGACCCTCTCAGCCTGCCTCGCCGCGGCGGTTGCAGGGGATACCATCTTTATCAAACCAGGCTCTTACAGTGAAGCAGGCGGCACGTTCGCCCAAGCCAACCTGACGATTATCGGGGCAGGAGACGAAACGGTGCTCCTGACGCTTGGAGCGAACCTCGTCCTCTCCGGCAACTACCTAAAACTGTCCGGCGTGACGATAGACAACGGCGCAAGTTACCAGACGCAGATAGCGGGACAGTTTTCCACGTTGACGTTGAATCACATCAAGGGGCAAGCGAGTGGGTATTTCAATTCAAATTATTACTATAACGCATATTCCAACAATATATTTGAAGCGACGAGCAGTGCTGCTGTTTGTTTTTTTGGTCCGCGCAATCGTGCCGTTGGCAACCACTTCATCGCAGCTCATGTGTCGGGAGGCGGTGTCTGGTTGAATGCGGATTCGACATTCTCCGGTAACTTCGTGTACCGCCAAAGCAACAACTTCGGGAGCAGCTCACCGCTTCTCTGCACCGGCGGCGAATGGGTGTCGGTTACAGGAAATTCGTTCTTCGGGGGTGATGCCGCAATATTTACGTCAGATTTCCGGTGCTCATTCACTGGTAACACGGTATACCAGGCTGGGAGTAATGGCATACAGGTCGTCGACGGCTGTACCGTTTCAGGAAACACCATTCACATGGGGTATGCCGGAAGTGGAATATTCATCAATGATAGTGTCGGAGGCTACGGCGCGACGGTCGTTGGCAACACGGTTACCAGCAGTTCAGCACCCCTTGCGGGCGCGATCGGTATCCAAGTAAACACCAGCGGCGGGTATGCCCTCATCAGCGGCAATACAATTTCAGAAGTCGCTACGGGCATCCAGATTGGCTCAGGGGCAACTGCAACGGTTGTCGCGAATAACGCTATCAGCGGCTGTACGACTAATATCTCAGATGCAGGGACGGGCACTGTCTATTCCTTATCCTCCACGAATAACCTCTCAGACGTGGCAAGCGCGAGCAGCGCCCGCACGAACCTTGGGCTCGGTTCATTGGCAACGCTCAGTTCTATCGATTTAACGGCGAACGTCGGCTCGACGATTCTTCCGCTCGCTAATGGCGGTACGGGTCAGATAACCGCTACTGCCGCCCTAAATGCCCTTCTCCCCTCACAGGCGGGCAACAGTGGAAAATACCTCACTACAAATGCCACGAACGCCTCATGGGTGACCATAAACAAGTCATTCTTCAATGTGAAGGACTACGGGGCGATCGGTAACGGCTCCAACGACGATACCTCGTCTATCCAGAGCGCCATCAATGCGGCTCTGGCGACAAACCAGGGAACTGCGACCGTCTACTTCCCTGCGGGAACATATAAGATAACGGCTACCCTCAACTGTTCGAGCGCTACCAGTTCGGCTTCAGGCTACGGGGTAATCCTGCGCGGGGACGGTCACCATGCCTCGCGCATATTCAAAAATTCCAGCTTTGGCGTCGCGGTATCGTGGCTCGGCTATCAAGGGCCAACCTTCGCGAACCAGTATGGCGGCATGGTTGATATAACGGTCGATGGCAATGCTTCGACGGGCGGCTTAGTCCAACTCAATTCCTGCCAGCAGATGTTCTTCCGTGGCTGTTCGTTCGTTGGCAGCAACGACGTGGCCTGGGACATCAACACTACCCAGGATTCGTACTTCAGCCAGATTACCTTCAACAACTGCGGCAGCACCAGCTTGCCGGTTATCAACATTTACGGTTCGGCTAATGGCACCTCCAATATGCTGTGGTTTGAGCAGCTCCGCGTTGAGACGTTCCTAAACGGTGCTATCTGGATTAAACGCGGCACGGGTGCGACGGGCGGCGGTAATAACGGCTTCTTCTTTAGCCAGTGTAAAATCGAGAACTACCCGACCGTCAACGGCGACTTCTGTGTATTTGACAGCTACACCCAGCAGCTCTATATGGACCAGATCTTCTTCAGCGCCGGGAATTACAACACCAGCTACTCCACGCCGTTTAACGCCATCACGTTCGGCTCGGCTTCCGCTTCCCCTGGATACAACCAAGCGTCGTTTACTAACATCTTTATGAACACCGGACCGACGGCCAACATCGGCAACTCGGTTATCAACATCAATGACAGCGCTGGCGCGATGTCTGGTGGTATCCTCATCGACCAGATATTCATGGACGCCACCCCGAACACGGGTATCGTCAATATTAACGGGGCGACCAACCTGAAGTTCGAGTTAGGTATGATTACTGGCTCCGGTACGCGTATTACAGGTGATGGCTCGGGCACTCGCTACGACATTACTGTGAGCGGCGGCAGCATGGTTTATCCCGGCAGCGGTATCGCTGTTTCGACTGGGACGGCATGGGGTACGTCTAAGGCGGCTCCAACAGGCACCATCGTCGGTACGACTGACACCCAAGCACTCACCAATAAAGACCTCACTGGTGCTGGCAACACATTCCCAATATTCAACCAGAATACAACTGGCTCGGCTGCCAAACTCACGACTGCCCGGACCATCGCTGGCGTTTCTTTTGACGGTTCAGCTAATATCTCTCTAGCTTCCACCAACCTCTCGGACACGGCGAGTATTGCCATGTTGACAAGTACCCAAACACTCACCAACAAACGTATTACCGAACGCATCGGTACCACAACTTCCAGTGCCGCGCCTTCGGTCAATACCGACTCCTATGACCAATACAACATCACCGCCCTCGCCGCGAATATCACCAGCTTCACGCTATCGGGTACGCCGACGGACGGCCAGGACCTGCTTATCCGCATCAAGGGAGCCGCCTCACAAACAGTCGCGACACCGACCAATGTTACCAATTCGGGCATTGCCTCGTGGATTGGCACGACCGTCGCCGGGAAAACGCACACTATCGGACTGCGCTATGACGCAGCCGCCGCGAAGTTTGTCGTCTTGGCCGCTGACGCGACGGGGTACTAAATGGCGGCTCCAACCTTAGATACCGACGGCAGTTCAACTACCCTATCGGGTAGCACCTGTACTATTTCGGTGGTTATCAGCAATCCTAACTCTACGTTAGTGGTTGGCATCCAGGCATATGACGGTTCGAGCGGAGCTAACTCCAAAGTCAGTTCCGTTACGTATAACGGGGTCAATTTAACGCAGCTCCAGAAGAGCGAGTATCCGAACCCTAGCGGACACTTTACCAACTCGTCAGCGTATTTATACGTCATTACGGGGTTGGCGACGGGAACTCATAACTTGGTCGTTACCTTTGGCGGCGCCGCTTCAAACCCTGCTGTCGGCTACGCCGTCTACGGTAACGCCGCATCCTCTATCGATAATTCAAATCTTGTTGAAACGGACGGGAGCACCAACCCCCACTCGGGCAGCATCACGACGGTGGCCGCGAACTGCATGGTGTTTAGCTTCTGCGACTTCGACGACCACGGCAGCGGGTCGGCTACTGGCGCTAATATGACGCAGATTGGCGCTCCACAAAGTGGGTACGATGTCTGCGCTTCATCCACCACCGGTATTGCCACACCGGGGTCAGTCACGCACACCTATTCCAATGCCAACACGGATAACGTCATTCTTATGATGGCGTCTGTTGCCCCTTCTGGTGGTGGCCCCCCTCCTCCGAATACCGGTCAGTTCTTCCCGTTCTTCTAAGCGTGCTATGATTAACCATAAGAACCATGAATAGCACGCCTACGCGGCCAGTCACGACGTACACTTGGGTCGAAGGTGACCGCATCTGGAAGGTGGCCCCGCGCTTAGGGCTGCGTCCCTTGGACCTTCTGGAGCACAACGGCATCGAAGATCCGCGCACGATCCGGCCCGGTGACGTGCTGCATTTGCCGATCTCCCATGAAGAGCCGGAAGTCTACGATATCTCGATCGAGGTGCTGCCCGAGAAGCGCCGGATGCACGTCGTAAAACCTGGTGGCACCCGCAAGTGGCTGTTCGGCCGCGCCCGCTCGGCCAGTGATCTCATCGCCAGCGGCCCGCGGGTTCGTGAGGACGGGAACGTCGACATCGTGGCGATTGCCCACGTGCCACTACCGGACGAAGCCCGGACAATGGCCTTTTTTATCGACCCGGTGTGCTTCGGTAACTACGGCGCCGCCGGACGTTTGCGCTACACGATCGGCTTTGACCCGGGCGATCTCGCGGACGGCTACGCCGAGCCGGCTAAAGCGCCCCAGCGGGAGTTGCCGGCGGTGATGGCGGCCACCGTCGAGAAGATCGCTGCCGGCCTGGATGCCCTGAATAATCCCCCTGAAACCCCTACAATATCCCCCCTCCCCCAGCTCCGCCAAATTGTCGATGTGCGCCGTGCGGTCAACACCAGCGCCGTCAAAGCGTCGCTGCACCCGCTCTATGAGGACCGGCACGTCGAACGTTTCGTCTTCCTGGAGGGTATGGACGTTCTTGAGTTGGATGGCTGCGGCAAGCCGGTCCGCGTGGCCACCGGCGACCTCGTTGACGCCTACCTCGGCGTCTATGCCGACGTGGATGAATACGGCAACCCGGTCGAGCATATCGTGCCGCTGGACCACGACTACACCGGCTATTTCTACCTTATTCCCCGCAGCAAACTGATGCCGGAGGGCGAGCTGTACTGCCCCGGCCCGACGGACGCGGAAGCGGATGTGATGGCGCGCTACCGCCTGACGGCCAGCCAGCGCTACGGCTGGTCAGCTATCGCCTACGTGCTCAGCCGTTACCGACGGTTACAGCGCTATGTAGCCAAGAAATATATAAGAAAGGAATCATAATGGACCAGAACCAACTCATCGCGCTCGCCAACCAATTTATCAGCCAGTATGGCTGGGGCGCCATCGCCGCTTCGGGCCTCGTGTCGCCGCTCTTATCCGGCTATAAGCACTGGCTGCAGCTCGAAGGCGACAAAACCTATCGCCTCGGCCCGGTCAAGCTGAAGGGCGAACAGATTATCTTCATCATGCTGATCATCTTCTCCGCGCTGCCCGGCTGCCTGGCGTTCCTGACGCATATGGACAGCTCGAACGCCAAGCTGCTCGCCATCCGCACGATTATTACCGCTTTCATGGCGCAGCCGGTCTACCTGTTTGTCCTCAAGCCGCTCATGCGCTCCTACCAGAACAAGATTGACATACAGGTCGAACAGCGCATGGCGCAGTTGATCGCCCCGCCAGCAGGCACCACCGCGCCCGTGTCGCCGCTGCAGCCGACCCAGTTTAAATAAGGCGTCCTAGCAGACGCCGGCACACTTACCCTGCTCGCAGCCGGCGACCGAATGCCCCGGGTGCGCCTGGTAGTGTTCGAGGATCAGCTGGCGGATCTCGGATTTGCTGAATTCGGTTGCCACCCAGGAGCCGAGCAGCTTCGAGGCGGCGCTGAACAGGATCACCTTGACCCCGATGCCCCAAATGAGGGTGTTGAGAATGAACCAGCCGATCGTGCCGAGTACGTGTGCCATAGCGCTTTTGCCTATTCCTTTTTTGTTCTTATTTATCTTTGCTTCCATGCTACCATAAGAACAATGACGCCCCAACAGTACCTCGAGACGTATCAGCGCCAGCCGCTGCTCTACAACACGGCCGAGCCGTCGCTGCGCGGCCAGTGCGTCCAGGCGGTCTGCTTCTACGTGGTCCGCAACGGCAAGCCGGTCATTTGGGCCGACGCCTACCAATGGTACGCGAATGGCCAATTCCCTGACGTCTACGAGCGCATTCCCAATACGGCCACAGCTGTTCCTCAGCCGGGCGACATTATCATTTGGGGCCCGAGCCTGCCCGGCTCCGGGGGTGCGGGACACATCGCGGTCTGTTTGCAGCCGCTGCCGGGTACCGGCACCTTCATATCGATCGATCAGAATTGGGGCGGCCCGACCGTCCATAAAGTAACGCACACGTACGCGTACGTCGTCGGCTGGCTGCGGTTCAAATCCGCAACGGCAGCATCCCCTGCTCCAGCTCCGGCCACGCCTGCGGTAAGCGAAGGAGACGAAATGATCACCACCACGGACGAAGCCATTAAACTCTACAGGATGCTGCGGCCTAATAGCAGCGCCCCGAGCCAGGACGAGCTCAATGCCACGGTCGGCAAGCGCAGCTTCGCGCAATGGTTGAATGATGCCCAACCCGAAGTCACGGCGCGTGACGCGCAGCTGGGCGGCCTCGAATCGCAGCTCACGACTGACAGTAATGAGATCGGCCAGCTCAACCAAACTATCGCGCAATTGCAAACACAGGTGGCTAATTTGCAGTCTGCGCAGCAAATCCAGAGCGCCCCGGCGGCCAAACCGAACCCGCTCTTCGCGTTCATCGCGAGCCTGCTCCGTATCAAAAAGTGAGGCCGGGAGCGTCATGACGATGGACGGATTCATATGGATCATGTCGCTCATTGTCGTGGCCGCTTGGCTCATCAGCCTGCTTCTGAATAAGCACTAGCGTTACCCACCCTCACCCACGGAAATCCACGTGAGCCGTGCTACTATAAACGTCATGGATCATGTCGCCGCGCTCGCCCTCATGACCGTCTTCTGGCCGCTCTGGGTCGCGTGGCTCGGAGCTTTTCTCATCGTCGAATGTACGGCTCTCGGCCTGCGTTCCAAGTACACGGACACTCACGATAATGGTGGCACTTTGTCCGAGCTCGTGTGGTGGATCATCCGCGGCAACGCCTGGTATCATCACGTGGCGTACGCGGCCATGCTCGCGTTCTTCATTGACTTAGGCGCCCATTTCTTCATAGGCACATCACTCTTTTGATAACCTGTCTACCCTCCCCTGCTGTAGTCCCCTGCTGTGTGTGTTACAGGGGTGAGGGGGCTTTTAGAACATGAAATGGTGGGGAAGGGGAGTGGATGTCATTGTGACTATTCAGACGGATCATCCTGGGTTCTCTGGCAGCGAACAGAGGGGGTAGGCAAGGCGCTTACCGGTGAGAAACGAGCCGTATAACAAAGTTATGCAATATGCAATAATGACGCCCCTCAGGGCAAGCCAAGGGGCGTCTGTTTATTTTAGTATGTTTGTGTTTGTTTGAACGCCAGTTTACGCACTGGCTTTTGGCGCTCGCAAACTCATCATAGTCTCATGCCACGACAACCGCAATCAGGCCGCCGCCCTGGACCGCTTTGAAGATAATGCGCGTGCCGACGTCGTACCAATGCGGCTTCGGTTCCGGCTCCGCTTCGTCCGTGAATTTGATCGAGCGCAGCTCTCCCGTGTCGTCATAGACATAGCTCATGTGCATAAGTATAGGCCGCGTTTCCGCGCTACGTAATTGACATAATATTGCTATAGCCGTATGCTGGCTATATACAGGACACGTATACAGCAAGGAGGGCCATGAAGCACATCAAGATCAAAGCGTGCCTGAAGCGGCGCACCAAAATAACGGTCAAAAAGGAGACCCCCACATGGAGAGAGTACTTAGAATACTAACCAAACGCCCGGTCAGGCAAACCGAGTGCAACGGCACCATCACGTGCGCCTGCCCGGGCTGCGAGCTGCGTGATACGGCCCGCCAGCGGCGCATGATTAAACGCTTGCGCAGGGATGCGAAGCGACTATGGAAGGAGACTAACGAACATGAAAGATGATTGGGATCGCAAACCGAAGGACGCGCCAAGTATTTGGCTGAAGCTGAAGACGAAAGGCGAGGCCGCCAAGTTTCGTATTGCCGCCGCTCCACTGCGCGAAGTCACCGTCTGGCCGGCCGGCCAGGGCGGCAAGCCGCTTGAGGATGAAATGGTGGCGAACCTCACGCCCGGCCAGTGGATGAGCCTCATGCGCTCGCCGGACTGGGAAGTCCGTGAAGGCTACGTGTTGCTGGTGCTTGACCGCATTGACGGCGCGGCGCGGATCTTCCGCATCAGCTCGAGCATCTACGGCAAGATTCGGGACTACGCCAAGAACCCGGAATGGGGCAACCCGACCAAGTACGACATTACCGTTACCCGCACGGAAGCGCCCGGCAAAGCCTATTGGGACGTGACACCGAGCCCGAACAAGGGCGACCTCACCGCTGCCGAATTAGACAAAGTGCACGCCCTCGACATTCATAAGCTGCTGCCGAACGCGCTGCCGACCAATGCCCCACAGCCCGACGAGATTGACGAAAACACTGAGCCGGAACCATTGCCCTGGGAGCGCCACCTCACCGCCCCCAAAGCGGCCAAACCGTCTGCCGTGCCGGCCGATGATTCCATCGCTGCCGTGCCTGACGGACCCATAAACCTGGATGACATTCCGTTCTAGGAGCCGCGATGCCACATGGAGGATTTAACAGCATCAGACGTCGGGGCGGCCTCAGACCGCACCTCGACGGACAGACGAACCTCGGCTATGCCTTTTTCGTGGACGCGCTCAAGAAGGGCGTCAACATCCAGGACCTGGCGCGGCTCTACGACCGCAACCGCCTGACGATCAAGAAATGGGTCGGCATCTATACTGAGGAGCAGCAGGCCAGCAAGAAACGTAAGCGGAGCTCACAGCCATGAAGACACTCAATAAGCCAAATAATGACGCCGCTACGGTCGATCGGTGCGCGGGGCAGGTCGTCCGTATTCCGGTCACCCCGATCGGCAAGCCGCGGATGACGCGCCAGGACCGCTGGACGGATAAACATGCCGGCAAGGGCCGCCCCGCCGTTCTCGGCTATTTCGCCTTCCAGGACGAGCTGCTGATGCGCCTGCCGCACTTCCAGCTCGGTCAGCGCTTAAGCATCACGTTCTACCTGCCGATGCCCAAGTCCTGGAGCCAGAAGAAACGGCTCGCGACAATCGGCCAGCCGCACGATCAGAAACCCGACATCGATAACCTCGTGAAGGGCTTCATGGATACTTTCGCGGCAGAGGACAAGCACGTCGCGATTTTACACGCGGAGAAATATTGGGCCGAGAAAGGGGCCATCACTATCTTCTTATGAACAAACTAACCCGAATCATCATACTTTCTATCAGCGTTATCTTGCTGGCCTTTACCGGCTGGCATGAGGCACATGCTTTGAATGTCCGCCGCCAGCCGATCCCGCATAGGCCGATCTTCGGCGCTCAGCAACTGCAGCCAACGATGCAGGGCGACCAATTACAGCCGGAAACACTGGGCGGCCGGCAAATACAACCCGCTTGGACGGGAGCCGCCAACGCGCTGCAGGATCCGGAGAGCTCACGGAATATCACACTAACGATCCGGCCATGACTGACGACGAACGCAAAGCCAAGCTGCACGACATCCTGCGCTATCGGCTGAACTACGGGAAAGTTAGGACGACAGACGCCGCCAATAACATACTAAACCGCCTTGTCGCCCAGATTGACGCCGTGTACCGGGAGGCTGGGTACCGCAACATCAATGAATATGGGATACGAACCGTTACCAAGGAGCAACTAATGAACGAGCTCGATCCGCCCACAATGACCGGCCAGGAGTGGTACGACAGGTTTATGAGAGGGTGGCCGAATCTCCAGGAAGCGCTCGAAGAAGATGAGCACCTCTGTCCTGAAGATATGATCGCGGCCGCCAGACGCGCGGCGGGATTGGACGGTGATGCCCGAAAAGCCTAAGCTAGACTGGAACCGTCTCATGGAAGAGGCGTTGACCGCTCCCGGCAATATGGGGAACGTCTACAACCGCGCACACGAGTATTCCTTGGGCAATATGCTGCTGTTCATGATGCAGGGCGTACGCGAGCCGGTCGCTTCTATGAAGGGCTGGAACAAACTCGGTCGGCAAGTGCTCAGAGGCTCCCATGCCAAAGAAGTGATCGTGCCGGTCATGGTACAGGAGCAGTCCGATGAAACTGAGGCTGAGAAGCGCGAGCGTATCGCGCGGTTAGTCGGCTTCAAGGTCGTCCGGGGCGTGTTCGCCTACTCGGATACCGATGGTGAGCCGTTGCCGGAGATCAAGCCGCCCACGTGGGACACCGACAGAGCATTAGACAAGCTCGGCATCCGGCGCGTGCCCTTCCGCATCCACAACCTGAACGTGCAGGGCTATTCCAAAGGCTTGGAAATTGCGGTCAATCCGGTGGCCGTGAATCCGACCAAGACGCTCTTTCACGAGGTCGGGCACGTCATCCTCGGACACACCTTGCCCCGTACCATCGGCGAGTATGCCACCCACCGGGGCGTCAAGGAATTCGAGGCCGAAGGCACGGCCTATCTGGTCATGAACGAGCTGGAGCTGCTGGATGAGGAGACGGCGACGCGCAGCCGGGGCTATATCCGCCATTGGCTGCATGAGGAACGGCCGCCGGAACCGTCGATCCGGGTCGCCTTCCGTGCCGCTGATGCGATCCTCAAGGCTGGCAGGGTAGCACTCAGTAACACAACGGAAGGAGACGAAACATGACCGCAGACGAAAGACGCGCCAAGATAGACGAGATTTTACTCAAGCCAGCACAGTGGCAATATGACGATTACATCGAGGCTAAACGCCAACTCTGCGACTGGTTCCTAGAGCTGATAGACAACGAGATACCGGAGGACGATGAGTATGGCTACCGCAAAACGCTCCGCCAGCAGCTCACGGCAGCGTTGGGGAAGGAGGTGTGATGAGACAAATTGAGGTTGTAGTGATTTACAAGGATAGAAAACATGTCTTTACGCTCACGCCGAAGCTTCGCAAATGGGATGCCCAGCTAGATATTGGTGACGACCTGACGATATTCATAGCTAGCCCTCCCTCCCACCCCACCAGCACCACTAACCAAGAAACGAAGGAGGAGTTATGAGCAAGGAAGTATTAATAGCTAAGGGCTCGTTCAGTAAGCTGTCTATCACCATACCGGATGATATGCTTAGCAACCTCGCGGTAATAGAACAAGAGAGCAACCCGCTGGCGAAGGTCGAACGTAAGCTGAAAACCACATTGCGAGAATTTGAAACGGCTTATTTCAAAGCGACGAGGCCGAAGCTATGACCTCACGCAATGCAGGAGATGAGATAGGCGAGATACTAAGCAATTTGGTATGGGATACCTATGAGCGTGACAACCTAGACTACAGGCCAGACTTCGACAAAGCCAAAGCCGCTATCGAGCACTACACCGCCCACCAGGTACAGAAAGCGCTGGAAAAGCCTAACAGCTTATTGCGGTCTGCCTACCAGATTGCCAAGCGTGAAATGGCGGAGGGTTGTAACAAGACGAACTGGGGCGCTTTCTATGACCAAATAGGGGCCGAGCTAAAACGAGAGCATGAGATTATGTACCTTGACCAGCAAGCCATCACAGACAGCGGCACCGTGGCAAGTAAGAGGGGAGATGTATGAATGTCGCTTCAAGAGAATTGTGTGAGGAGCTGTATGAGCTGTCGGGGTGGACTAGCCAAGCATATGAATCGGGAGGTATAGAGAAAGCATGGCGACCTACGCCGCTGATCAGCGCAGAAAACTACCGTCTGATAACTATCGGGCCGAATACCCCAGAGGATATTCCTGCCTACGGTCTCGGCTACCTGCTTCGGAAGCTGCCAGAAATATCAATGCTATGGCAACAAGATGGTAAATGGCATTGTGACCTTGAAGACGCTTATATGTGCGAAGCCCACACTCCCGAAGACGCCGCCTGTAAGCTCTGTATTGAGCTGTTCAAGCAAGGCATCCTATCAGACACCATGGCAACAAGTGATGAGGAAAGAGTGAGATGAACGAAGACGAGCTACTTCAGACCAATAATAATCTATCTCGGAAACTAGACAAGCTGAAAGACGTAGAGTTTCAGTTACGCATAGCGCATGAGAAACTAGAGCAACAGAATATGGTGATTGATGACTTGCGACAATCTAAGCTAAAAATAGACTCAGTTCTGGTTACTAAACACGGTGACTCACTCACTTATCGAGGCCAGATTACGGATATTATGGAGACGCAGTCAGGCTTGGTGATTGGGGTAACGATATGACCTCCTCCCTGCCTGACAGCGCCCCACTAATCACTAAGTAAAAGGAGAAGAATATGAATGACCTTGTAATGAACGTATTAGTTGCTCTTGCCACACCTATTGTGCTTTACCTTGTCGGGTTCAGCCTGGGCATGGGTTGGAAACATGGCCGAGGTGAATTACAGCATTACATGATCGCTAATAATCCAAATATGACCCTGAATAATGCGAAAATAATGCCCTCAGAGCAAGAGGCTAGGAAATAGCCATGCCAAAGAACACAACTGACAACACCCCTAACGATGTGCTGAGCGTGATAGAAATGATACTTGAGAAGGTCTATCTTGCAGGCTATCGGGACAGCACAAGACGGGCGAGCGGAGCGAAACCAGAAGCACATGTAAGCGGGTTGAAAGTCATGCACGCTATCCGCGCCGCCATCCAGTCGGGAATGCCGGAGTACTGGCTAGCTGACCCGAAGTATCGAAACCTCGCCATGGATAAAGAGCATTCGACTGACTACTTTGTGGCACTTGGGCATGATAAAGCAGTTGACCAAATTACTGAGAGTTTTAAGAAGAAAGGACTTTTGAAATGAACCAACAAAAAAACACCGATTTCTCAGTGCTTTTTTGGCCTGATCAGCATACGAACTTTCGTTCGCCTAAGGACATTATATCATGACCGACCATACCGCAGACAGTTTTAAGAAGAAAGGACTTTTGTGAGCAAACGAACGGACAAAATCAGACAACAGCAACGCCAAGGCAAGCGACTGACCAATGCAGAGCTCGCCGCAATGATATTGAGCTAAAGGACGCCAAACGCCGCAGAAGAGCGGCCGCCTAGCCGCTACCCCTACCCCATACCCCTACGCCCACGGATTTTTCCGGACTGTATCGGACTGTGACGTATAAGTAATGGGCGGTTTCCAGCCTATTGTGGACTACCCCGAATGCTCACGGACGAGATAGCCGGGAACTGGTGGTTACCGGGGCTACGTGTCCCGGCCGCCCAGCCTAAAGATTAGCAAGCCATGAAAATATCCGGGGTGAGCCGTCGTGATGGCCGCCCCGGATGTTCTGTTTTTCTCACCCATACCCCGACGGCTACCCCAACGACCCAAAAACACGCTCCATCGCGGCCGTCGCGTCCTTCTGCATGTCAGGTAGAACGTGGCTGTAGAGATCGAGCGTGATCGCGATTGAGGCATGGCCTAAGAGCTCGCTGACGACTTTGGGATGCACCCCTTGCAGCAGGAGCAAGGTGGCCGCAGAGTGCCGAAGATCGTGAAAGCGGATATGCGGCAAGCCAGCCTTCAGGAGCAGCTTGTCAAACCAGCGCCTGCGTAAGCCGCGCGGATCGAGCAGCTTGCCGACGGTGTTGGGGAAGACGTACTCGTTGTCGACCCATTTGCTGCCAGCGGCAAGCCGTTCCTCATTTTGCCGCACGCGGTGCTTTTTGAGCGCTTCGACGGCTATAGGGCTCAGTGCAATCCGGCGTCGCGACCGGCGCGTCTTGGTCTCCTCGACGAACACCTTGCCCGCGACCAGTTTGGCGGTGAGCTGGATCTGGAGCGTGGCATGGGATAAATCGACGTTGCGCCACTTGAGCGCCATCAGCTCGCCCTGGCGCATGCCGGTCGTTAAGGCTAAGAGCAGCAGCGTTTCTAGCCGATCGCCCTTGGCAGCGCCGAGTAATCTTTTGGCTTCCTCGGAATTTAAGGGGCGCATTTCGTGGTGGGCTCTTCTTGGCGGGTCAACCAGGTCGCAGACGTTGCGCTGCACCAGCCCGAGCTTCAGCGCGTCGTCTAGGGCTTTATGCAGCACTTTGTGGATGAGGTTGACCGTCGTCGGGCTCAGGCCGTCACTGAGCTTCAGCGCGTAGAGTTTCTGCAAATGCACCGCGCCGAGCCTCGCCAGCGGCAACTTACCTAACGACGGAATAACGTGGAGCTTTATGTAGCTGGCGTACTTATACGCCGATGACCGGGCTAAAGACGGCCGCACGATCTCGATCCAATCGGTGAGATACTGTTTGACCGTCTGTTTCTCATCAACTAAAGGGATGCCCTTGCCGAGCGTCTGCAGCGCCTCCGCCATCTTCTTGGCGGCCTCTGCCCGTGTCTCACCATAGAAACTCTTTCGGGTGCCGTCCGCTAGCGTGACCCGTGCCTCCCACAGGCCGTCACTGCTGCGCCGCCGCAATGAGCCTTCTCCGTTCCCACGTTTGCCTGCCATCTTGGTGCCTCCTACCGAGCGTGCTACAATGATGGAACTTAAGGAGATCGACTGTATGGACGCACAACGGGAACTGACGTTTGGTGAAAAGGCTGTTGGCCTGACCTTTAACCCAAGCAATGATCAGTGTGTACAGGAGTTGAAAAGTGTACAGGAGTTGAAAACTCAAGCAGCGGCCTTTATCGACAACTGCAACGACATGCGTGTGCAGATGTACACATCCGATGAGGAGAAGCGCATGCTTGCACTAGCCATCTCACGCGCTCAAGAGGCTCAGATGTGGGCTGTCAAAGCCGCCACTTGGAATCTGTAGTCAAACTATCAAGGAAGACCACCCCACAAACGTCTAGCTTGCGTCTTCCCTTGCTCAGCGGAGAGGGTGGTCTTTTTTGATGTCTACGCGTCCTCTGCTTCCTCTTCGGTCAGCGCGAGCAGCCACTCTTCCCACAGGAAACGCTCCTGATTGAGGTAGTACGTCGCGAACACTGGCCAGTTGGGGATGTAGTCGTCGAGGAAGCGCTGTATCGTTACCTCCGGCTGCTTGGCGTGGCAGTCGGTGTGCTTCCGCACCGCCGCTACTTGCCGCCGCCGTCCGAGCCATCCCCTGCCTGACGCCGGTTCAGTGTAGCGCGACAAGATGTAGGTGGTGATGCCCGCGCCTATATACTCCTTTAGCTCTTTTAGTGGCCGCCGGTAGGTCCGCTTGTCGGTGGGTGGCAGCTGCTCCAGCAGCCCCATCGCTGCCGTCGTCGCATACTCCACTACGGTTGCCATGATCTTACTCACTTTCCAGCTGCTGCGTGATGAACTCCTGCAGCGAGCTGAGCACGACCCTGCGGCTTCTACCGATCTTGACGCTCTGGAGCTTACCTTTGAGTACCAGCATGTAGCAGGCTGTCCTGCCGATGCTCAGAATCCGCGCAGCTTCTTCGACGGTGACGAGCACGGGCGGCTCGCGTCCTTGTTGTTTCATGTCCGTATCCCCCGGTTTCTTAGATCCTCGTCCAGTAGGCGCCCGACGTAGGCGAGCCCTTGCTCATGCGCCGCTACCCGCACGTCGTCGATCAGCGCGTTCGGAATGAGCTGCCGCTCCCATATCTCGGCAATCTGCTCGTCGGTGTAGTGGAGCAGCAGCCGCAAAATGAGCTCGGCATCATGGGCGTCGGCGGCCGACATGTAATCTGCCATCATCAAAGCCTTTCTAGCTGCTAGAGCAGCGCTCGCGGCGGGTCGCCATACGAGGTGTACCAAACAGGGCTTGTCCAGACTTCGGGGCCGGGCGGACGGGCGAACGCCGCAAAGTAGAAGTAGCGCCCGATTTCCGGCGGCTCCTTGGCTCTTACGAGCTCTGCCCGTACCCAACTGCGCAAACGGTCACGGTGCGCGTCGCCCGCGAAGGTCGTGAACAGGATGGGGAACGGCTCGCTGCGCAGGAGCGCCCGGTACGCCCGGATTTTGCGCCGGATGTCGGCGTTGGGCTCCCGTGCCCGGTCATGCTCGAGCAGAAAGCGGCGTGGCCGCGTTGGCGTCTCAAAGCGCAGGAAGCCGTCCGGCACCAGGCCGTAGGTCGTGCCCTCATACTTGAAGGTAAAAGGCTTGCGTTTAAGCACCCGTTCGTGGGTCATCCGCTCCAGCCGGTACGCGCCCGTAAGTTTGGCGGCGCTGATCAGAATGTCGTTGATCTCCAGCGTGTGCTGCAGGAACAGCAGGCTCTTCTCGACCTCCCGGCTTGGCCGCCAGCTCGCGGCGGTGGCATATCCCGCTTCCTTGAGATAGCGCACACCAGCCGGGCCGAGCGTGTAGTAGTAGGGCGAGCCGTACAGGAGCCCGCGGGCGGTTTCGTGTCTGATCGGCATGGCGTCGGCTTGTACGTACCCATGGTCGGCCAGCGCCTTCAGCCGCGCCTTGACGGTTTTGAGGGTGCCGGGCTGGTAGTGCAGCCGCGTCAGCTGTTCGGCGGTCAGCAGCTGCAGCTGGTAGAGGCCGTAGGGAACACGCTCGTTGCCGCGCAGCAGCAGGTCGTAGGTGGGCGTGACGGTGAAGGTTTTCATACCTTTAGAGCTCCCACCGACTGACTGCCGGTTCGTCGGGCAGTTCGGCTGATGGCTGCGGCTCAACCGTTAGGCCTGAGTTATCGACCACTTGCACGTCTTCCTTGCTCGTGCTCTCCTCCTCTTCCGGCTCATCTGGAGCAGCGTCTTCCCCAATAAACGCCGCCTCGACATCTTCACGCGGTCGGCAGTAGCGCTCGCGGCTGGCTTGGACAATGTAGGCCGCCCCGCCCTCGCTGCCGGGTGCTGGCTCCGGCGCGTCGAACGTCTTGATCGGACCGAAATCGTCGTCGCTCCGAATGAGTGCGTGGCGTTTGGGCAGCCGTGTCAGCAGCTGGGCAATCTCGCTGGCGCTGGTCTCCTTGACGTTGCCAAGCGGGTGCGCCGCGAGGTAGGCCATGGTGTGGCGCAAGAGAAACACGCAGTGGGCCAGCCACTCGCTTGGCGACTCCGGCGCACGTAAGACTTGCCAGCCGTTGTTCGTGACGCGGATTAAATGGGCTGGCGGCGTAAAGCCTGGCTGCAGCGCTGGGTGCTCGGGCGCGATGTTGCGCACAGCCGAGAAGAAGTCGCCACAGTTGGCCAGCCCACGCACGATGACCGGCGGGATCGGCAGCCGGGGGTTATCCGTGGCCATGACTTCTCGTAGCAGCGCATCGAGGGTCGGCGTCGGATCAGGCACCCGTACCGGCGACCGCTTCTGCGGGGTGCCGTTCAGCATATGCCCGAGCAGCAGCGCCCCGGTAATCATGCCGTCCACGGATTTGACAAATTCCTCGGCGCGGAACTCGGGCTCGGTGATTACCACCTGGCCCCGGCTGCTCTTCGCGCCTTGCAGCGGCAGCAGGTAACTCTCCACGAAGGCCAGTACGCCGCCGTCGCGCATCAGGTGCGTGTGGCTCAGCAGGTAGTCGCATGGGTACAGGTGGATGTCCTCTGGCTTCGGACGGCTGGCGCGTACAGGAAAATCCTGGGCCAGCTTGCGACTATCCTCCGCCGTCACGCGGAAGACGACCTTCGTGCGCGCCGACTGCGTGGCCTTTTGCAGCTTTTCACTGAGCTGGTCTCTGCGCTGGTGGCTCACCACCATGCGGAGGCGGAACTTGCGGCCCTGGCTGAGGAACTTCTCGAAATCCGGCGTCACGAAGTTTTGGAACTCATCGACGTAGAGCGACACGGGGTTGCGCGTGGAGAAGACCGCCGCGTTGATTTGCCCGATCAGGACCATGCCGACCATGCTGGCGTCTTTCTCCAGTGTGGTCGTGGGCAATTTGATGAATAGCACCTCCCTATGCTCAATGGCCGCGCGGAAGTCGATGGCCCGGGCCTGGCAGATGAGGTTGCGCAGCAGCGGGCTGCTGGTCAACAGTTGGATGCGGTTGAGCAACGGTCGGGCGCGGCTGATCTGCGTCTCGGGCTTCAGCGGGTCGTACTCGCGGCGCCAGAAATCGCGCTCCGCAGGCTGGCAACGCTTGAGCAACTGTGCCCGGTACGCTTTATGGCGCAGCAAGCGCTGCAAGTCGAGCAGCGTTGACCCTGGATTTTCCAGCAGGACCCGCGTGCCGTGCTCGAGATAGAGTGGCGCATACTGCTGCTTCATGACCTCCGGCCAGAAGACATCGAAGACGTGGGTAATGCGCTCCACGGCCTGGCCTTTGGCCGCATCTGTCGTGAGGCTCCCTTGGGCGAACAGGTTGGCCCCGAAGGGGAAATCTTCATCCTCCATATCCAGAATACTGGTGCGAGGCATAGCCTCTACGGGCAGCGCGGCTAAGCAGTGGTCAGCCAAGTCACCGTGCGCATCGAACACGATGACGGCGTTGCCCTGGCGGATGTCATGGTGGATCAAGCCTTCCAGGCAAGAAGATTTGCCGCCGCCTTGCACGCCGATGACATGGGTGCCAGCGTAGCGGTCTTCATCGGGCACCCAGAAGGCGTCGCCGGTGTTAGGGTTCTCGCCGAGGGGCAGGTGCGTCGCAAAGAGCCGGTCTTGTTCGTGGTCACTGAGTCGGTTGAAGTAGTCGGGATTCATCCATGGCATACGGAGATCCTCCTGTGAGACACCGATGGGACGGGTGGCCCGAAAGCAGCCATCCGCCCCATCAGGGATTGCTTAGTCGAACTCAGGCAGCTCGAGGCTGCTGCTGTCAGGCGAGGCCTTGGGCGGCGCCACCGGCTGCGGCCGCACGGCTGCGGCCTGATTCACCTGCGCGAGACGACGATCGCGGGTGGCGAGGTGCCAGTAGCGCAGACCGAAGATGACGGCCACGCCCCAGAAGATCAGCGCGAACTGCCACAGGCCGATGACCTGGAGCAGGATGCCGATGCCTACGTACAGCAGGGCGCCTTTGAGCATTTCGGACTTACTGAAGAGTCGGGACATATGCGTTCTCCTTGCACTAAGGTGGCAATCGACGAAGCGGGGAATGAGGCGAGATTATACGCCTCCCCGCAACCGGACGCAGTAGCGCTGCTTACCCTCCTTCCCACAGACCGCTGCGAATGGGATCGTATTATCACGTATTAACGCGATTAGTATTACCATTCGCACGTGGCGTACCAGATTGTCAAGGTGTGGTAAGAAGTATGTGTAAAGATGCTGATTGGGATTACCGAAACAGAGGTGATAAAGATGCCGCGCAAGAAACAGAACATCGGGGAGAATCTCCAGACCTGGGTGATTAAGGACGTGGACGAAGAAACGCGCCGGAATGTGCGCGTCTACGCTGCGGTGCACGACTTGACAATGGCGCAGGCCCTCAAGGAGCTCGTTCAGGCCGCGCTGGAAGCAAAGATGCGCCCCAGCGGCAACACCCAGCGGCCCGTTGGGGTCAGTACTGCTGGTAGACGCAACACTCCCCAATTCGTGAAGATAGGAGATAGTGAACAAGACGCGCCGCTTGAGGTCATTGGCCCCGAAGAACTATACGCATTGTTGGATAAGCAAGAGGAGTAATCCCCCGGCTTTCTCTTTGTGGTCGGCCAAGCCGGTTGCTCTCGGCTCGACGGTCTGGCAGTCCGCGCCCTGGCTGTTTAAGTGGAAAGCAGCCGGGCGGTGAGGAAGACGGGGCTATCTTCCTGAAACATGCCGCGACACATTTAGCGGAGGTGTCAAGCTAGCGGCCTTTGTTGGGCTCGCCTACGGCGGTCCGCCCTGGCCACCGCGAAAGCCCACCCGGTTAAGAGGTCCTTGCCATTGATCACGCGTCCCTCAGTACCCCGCCAGGGGGGCTAGCGTCTAGACGTACCCGTGGGCGCTCCGAGCCTGAATTCATGCGGCTTCGTGCCTGTTTAGCCTCGTGATGGCGTACAGGATGCGGTAACCCGTGCGCCGTCACGAGCTTTATCAGCGGCGAAGCGAGCGGTTTGGAGCCTCGGAGTGGCAGCCAGTACATGGTATGATCATGACCACTAATGCTCTCACAGTTCGGCGAGGATAGATGCCTGCTTGCCAATGACAAATTTGAGCAGTCGTCGATGTGCCTCTTTTGCCTCCTCAGGTGTCTCGAAGGAGCCTATACGGTAAGTGAGCCCTTTATTTCTGACGAGCGTGTAGTAACTCTTTCTGCCAGCTCCAGAAACATATACACCTAGGTAGGGCGTCGTAAGTATACTTCTCGGATGGTTGAGGATATTCTGGCGGGGTGTTACGAGCCGCAAGTTCGCGCGCCGATTAAGGCAGTTTACAGACGGTGAATCTGTCCATGACTACTCTATGAGAGTATGATAATCGTTCTTACCCAGACGAAGCTGAGCTTTCGTGTCCGGCGCGGACATGAGCAGGTAGCTGCCGAGCTCTATGCGCTCCATCAGCCGCTATTTGACAAGTCGACAAATGTATTGACATAATAGCGTAAGTTTGCTATTATTGGGACATGCGTTTAAAACAAACAATCGAAAATAACCTCTACGGCTATGACGCCAATGAGTTCACGCCGGTCTGGCGGGACAATCGCTTAGACAACCGCGCGGAATTCGCCCTCTACAAAGCCGAGCAATTTGCCGACGTATTAGGGCATCTTGCGTCCCGGACTGTAACGGCCACTATAGCTGCCGGTTCTATTCTGCTTGAGCACGTCGCCCAAGAAGTGGAATAACCAGCGCCAGCCGCACAGAAGTGGGGGCCGAACCGTAACCGCTCCGTAACACGTCTTCAAGAAGGTAGGCATATCGGGGCTTTGCTGTTTTCCACTCCATCCATTGCTGTATGATTGTCGGGGAGTGCAGACAGACCGACTGATGGGGGTGACAGGGTGTACCTGTTTGCGGACGAAGGCGTCCAGATCGCGGACCACTATGATCCGACTGCGAACGCCGTGCTCTTCCACGGCGACCGGCTGGAGTTGCTCGCTGCCCTGCCGCCGGCCAGCCAAAAGCTCATTGTCACGTCGCCGCCGTACAACATCGGCAAGACGTATGAGCGGCATACCAAGTTGACGCTCGATGACTACCTCGACGACCAGCGCCGGACCATTGAAGCGTGCGTCACGGCGCTGCACGAGGAGGGCAGCATCTGCTGGCAAGTTGGCAACCATATCAGCGCTGACGGCGAAGTCTACCCGCTCGACACACTACTCTATCCCATTTTCAAGCGCCTCGGCCTGCGTTTACGCAACCGCATTATCTGGCACTTTGAGCATGGCCTCCATTGCTCACGCCGTTTCAGCGGGCGGTACGAGACGATCATCTGGTTCACCAAGGGCGACCGCTACACCTTCAACCTCGACGCCGTGCGTGTGCCACAGAAGTATCCAGGCAAGAAATACTACAAAGGCCCGAAGGCCGGTCAGTACTCGGCTAACCCGCTCGGCAAGAACCCCGGCGACCTGTGGATCATTCCGAATGTGAAGCATAACCACCCTGAAAAGACTGGCCATCCTTGCCAGTTTCCAGTGGAACTGATCGAGCGTCTCGTGCTGGCGCTGACCGACCCGGGCGATTGGGTACTCGATCCCTACATGGGAGTGGGCACCACGCCGGTGGCGGCAGTGCGCCAGGGCCGTAAAGGCGCAGGCAGCGAGATTGTCGCCGAGTACGTCGCGACCGCCCGCAATCGCGTCATGCTCGCCTCGCAAGGTCTGCTCAAGACACGGCCCATTGACCGACCCGTCTATGAGCCGCCGGAGCATTCCAGTATTACCCAGCGGCCAGCCGAGTGGGATTCGCCGCACTCCGTGAAGGCGGTGAAGCCAAAGAAGACAGCGCCAGCCGCTGTCCAGGCCGAGAATGCCGGACTGTGGACGGCTGCCACCCCCGAGCACCCCTAGCCCGCCAGTACCTTTCTCCCCGCGATGCCCCTGCTGCTTAGGCAGGGGCGTTTTTGTATGTGAAGGGCTGAAAGGTTGGTTGGAGCGGAAGGGGAATCGGCGTGCGGATTGTAGCGCGGTACTCGTTTAATAAGGGCCAGGAAGTCATAAACCGGAAGTATATGGCGGAGCTGAAGGAGATCGAGGACGCGATCGCGAACGTTGATGCATCCGCCCACCGCACGAAGGAGAGCCGTGAAGTCACGATGCCCGGGCGGATGCTCTACGCGCCCATCGAATTGAACAAGGCGCTCCTCGACCGTACGCTTTATATGCAGGGCTGGACCAAACCCCGCATCAACTACTCGACCACCGTATCGGAGACCGGCGAGCATTATACGGGCTTCATTGAGGGGGACGGCGTCAAGAACGGGCTCGGACTGGAAGTGCAATTCGGTAAATACGCTTTCCTTGGTTGGGATGTGCTCGGCAAGATGCCGATCTTCGCCAAAAACGATTATTTCTCAGCGGCCGTGGAAGTCGTGCCGATGCGTATCTTCGTTCGGGGCCAGATGTCCTCGGGCATCGGCTGTTTCGAGCAGATCAAGGCGATCCTAGAATACCGGGGCGTCAGCGACCTGGACATTCCGGTGTTGCTCCTGGGCATCGCGGCCGACCTCACAGGGCCAGCACAGGGCGCGCTGCTTACGGACCAGGAAGTGGCGCCGGACGTCGAGTAGCGTATAATCGCGCCTGTAGCCCGGGTGTACGGCGTGGACCCAAAGCTGCCGTCGCGGTCTGCTTACCCTTTCCGCCCAGCAGCCCACTTACGCAGCTGTCATGGCTGCTCTAGCCAGGTAACCGGGATCGCTGATTCCTTGGAGGGAGAAAGCGATTGACCTCCGAATAGGTCCAGGGCTACACATTAATGCTTAACGTTCGGGTACCGCAGTTCCCGGACGTTTTTAATTGGCCGTGAAACCGCCGTGAAATAGTGTTAGGACCGGCCTAGAGCGCGATATCGTCTATTGCTGCCGCTGTGCGGTCAACGATCAAAGTATCAGTTGGAATTCGCGTCGTTTGCTGCGCCGCGAGCGCGGAGCTCATCGAGCCGAAGTGCGTGGCGAAGTTGGCCCACAGCGATATCTCCTGGACGACCAGGGCCGGCAAGGTGTGGCCCCACAGCACCGGCACGAACGGCAGCGCGACCATCGTGAGGAACCAGAACCAGGTGAGGGCGAAGTGAAAGCGGTACTGCATCGCCGGATCGTACTCGAGCTGATGGACGTCTCGGCGGAGCAGCATGAGAAGCATGCGCATAGTGGCTCTAGTGTAGCAGATCGGAGATTTCCACAACTTTCAAGGATTTCTTGCAGCAGGTGGACACTTTAGATTGGTGAGTTATCCGCTTCTGCACAGACGAGTGTTGATTATTCTACATATTCAAGCGGGCTTCATCTGTTTTGAGATATTGACGAGTATGGTATATAAAACGCCTCAGGCAACGCGGTACGGATAAGCTTCGATAGCTTTACCGATGTTACATCATAGGCAGCTGTCGAACTTTTTTAGACTTCTTTTGCTTGGAGTGAGTCTGTCGGTAGCGCTTCTCTTGGATTTTCTGCAAGGTTCTTCCGAACGCATACGCTCGCTGATACGGGGGTACGTAACGCTCGCACCAGTTCGCGATCCGCTTGATCCGTTTCGGTGATAGCTGCCAGGCAGCCGCCGTCTCATTGATTAGTTGGCGGTTCATCAAGTCTAGGATATGTTAAAGTGCTTCATCGTTCAAAGGGGAGACTCCAGGGGTTCTCCCGACCCCTCAGCGTTTACTTCTTGCCATCCTCAAGCGTTTGCAGCGTCTTTACGGATCTTCCCCGAGGCGTCCCTGCCGGAGCGTAAACAGCTCACCTACCCAGCCATGGATGGATATAGAAAGCTACCGAAATGTGTTGACTATCAAAGAGAGGGGCGTATGATAAAGGTAATCTCTTGAAAATCAGAGCACGACGATAGCAGACCCACCGAAAGGTGGGTTTTCTATATGGCTACGAGCACGACGATGTGCAGGTAGTTAGGTAATACTGTATGCCTGCCGGCTGTGGTTTTGCAAGCATTTTCACTTGCTTCTCTGTTGACCTCTGATATACTGCTGGCCATGGCTACCATTCGGTTCAAAGACCACACCACCAAATATGTCGAGCACTACCAGGCCGCGAAGGTTTACCAGGTGCTGATTGGTAATGAGCCGCCAGAGAATGAAGCTCAGGCCGCGTTTATCAAGACCGTCGAGTCGGTGGAATTTCCCGTGCTGCCCATGCCGGACCAACCCGCTGCCCATCGTCGGCATTCACCGGAGACCATCAAAGAACGTCGGCGCCGCGTCAAGGCGATCATGGACGACCCCTCGCTCTCCGGCAAGCAGAAGTATCACCACGCGCGCGAAGTGCTCTATGGCCATCCCGTGCCGCCCGAAGGTCAGCAGCAGCTCGTCTAAACAAAGGCCCCGGCTTAGTTTCGGGGCTTCTGCTTACTATTTACAAGGACAAACTGTATACGTCAAGCCTGAAATGGTCGGAGTTTGCAGGACTTGCCAAGCAAACGGCTCATGCTATACTGAGCCGTATATGAGCAAGCGACAGGGGCAACTGATCTGGCAGGGCAAACAGATTGTCTGGCGCTACAGCACGTTCCGGGACGAGCATTCCTTCGAGCTGGCCCCGCACTTCGAGATCACGGCGACGGACGAGCGGGGGAATTCGATTACCTGGCCGCGCGTGACGGTCGATCTGCCGGAGCTGAAAGGCATTACGGACCTATCTAAATGGCCGCAGGAACTACTCTACAGTGTCTTAGATAACGTCGTCGCCAAACTCAACGAGAAAGAGCCGGAGCTGACGCGCCTGGAGGTCAAGCGGTAATGGCGCTGGCCCCGGTGCAGCTCACCGACGCGCAGCAGCGGCAACACGGCCACGTGTTGGCCGTCGCCGAGTCGAACCTGGACCTCGTGATTAATCAAATTGAAAGCTTGGATCACCAGCGCTATGACAACCTGCTGGAAATCCTGGATACCGTCAAGGAAGCCTTCAAGAAGGTAAAGCTGTAGCGCTATGGCAGGGAAGGCACTTGCGAAACCGGTAGAAGCCCGGCCCGTGGGGCGCCCCTCGAAGTATACGAAACGGCTGGCTGACCGTATCTGCGCTGAACTCGCGATGGGTAAGTCGCTCCGTACCGTCTCTAAGGCAGTGGGCATCGAGATCGAAACGATTTACCGTTGGATACGAACAAAATCCGAATTTCAAGAACGATACGCGCAATCTAAACAAGATGCCGCCGACTCGATGGCCGAGGAAATCCTCGACATTGCCGACAATGGCACCAATGACTGGATGACTTTCAACGGTCACCGCGTGACGAACCGCGAGGCGATCGAACGCTCCAAACTGCGCGTCGATACTCGCAAATTCTTGATGGCCAAAATGAAGCCCAAGAAATACGGCGAGAAGCTGGATATCGACGCCCGTGTCTCCCAGGTGAAGCCGATTCTCGACGGCATCGCCAAGAAGCAGAACGCCCCGGAAGCGGTGCTCGTTGCAGCGCCGCACCTCTTGCAAGACGTGAATGACTAGCCTATGGCCTTCCAGCTCACCACCAGCACCAGAAAGCTCGCCGCCCTCAAGCGGCGCCTGCGCCTGGCCGCTGGCGGCACGAGCGCCGGCAAGACCGTGAGCATTCTGCAGCTCCTTATCGACGACGCGCAGACAGACAAGACGCCGACGCTCACCAGCGTCGTCAGCGAGAGTTTCCCGCACCTGCGTCGCGGCGCCATGCGCGATTTCCTCAATATCCTGCAGGAGCACGGCTACTTCAATGACGCCCGCTGGAACAAAGGCGACAGCACGTATACCTTCGAGTCCGGCAGTAAGATCGAATTCTTCAGTGCCGACCAGGCCAGCAAAGTGCGCGGGCCGCGCCGTGACCGCCTGTTCGTCAATGAGGTCAACAATGTCTCTAAAGAATCCTGGGAGCAGCTGCTGATCCGGACCCGCGAGTACGCTTTCGCCGACTGGAACCCCGTCAGCGATTTCTACATGTATGAGGATTACGGCTTGAATGACGAGCCTGCCGCCACGGTCCGCGACGAGGATACCGATTTTGTCATCCTGACCTATAAAGACAACGAGGCGCTCGAGCCGTCTATCGTCAAGGAGATCGAGAAGCGCCGCACCAATGGCGCCTGGTTCCGTCCGTACGGCGAAGGCAAGCGCGGCGAGATGCAGGGCCGTATCTTCACCGGCTGGAATATCATCGACGAGATCCCGCATGAGGCCCGACTGGAAGTGCGCGGGCTGGATTTCGGCTTTGCCCGCGATCCGAACGCGCTGTGCGACATTTACTATTACAACGGCGGCTACATCATTGACGAGCTCGCCTACCGGGTCGGCATGCTTCACCGGCAACTGGCCGATCTTATCCTGAACCAGCCGGATCCGAACGTGTTGACGATCGCCGATAATTCCGACCAGGCCGGTATTGCCGAGCTGCGCGAATACGGCGTCAACATTATTCCGGTCATCAAGAAGGGCCGCGAAGGCAAGACCTTCACGAACACGGCGATCGGCTGGGTGCAGGAGCAGCGCGTGAGCGTCACCAAGCGCAGCACCAACTTCATCAAGAGCTACCGCAACTTCATGTGGCAGACCGATCCGGAAGGCAATGTCATTCCCAAGTACGACCACTTCCTGAGCGACGGCATGATGAGCGTCGTCTACGGCATGCAAAACTTCGCGCCGAGGCAAGAGGAAGAGGACGACTTGACAACCACCGGCAACCTGGCGGCGCTATGGGGCTGATGCTCGCCATCGACTTTGACGGGGTGATCCATGACAAAGCGCACCCGCTGCCGGGTATGCGCATGGGCGCGCCGCTGCCGGAGACAGCCGAGACGATGGAACGCCTCTATAATGGCGGCGCTCAGCTCATCATCTTCACCGTCATGGCTACCTCGCCGGCCGGGCATAAGGCGGTGGCTGATTGGCTCGACTACTACCACATCAGGTATCACGTGATCACGGCCATCAAGCCGAACGCCGACTACTTCATCGATGACAAAGCCATCCGCCACACCGACTGGGCCAGTACGCTCGCCAGCCTTGGCCTGGTCTAGCGATGCGCTTGTGCTTAAGCATACGAGCAGATACAATGCAAGGTAAATTATGACAGTGACCGTTGAAGATTTGCCCCCATACCTCTACTGTGATGGCTGCTCTTTTAAGCATTTTCTCACGCTGAACAAAGACATCCAGGGCCATTGGTCCGCGGCGTATATTGCGTACCGGGGTGAAGGTACAACCAGTGCTGAAGATTATATTGATGATCTTGTCCTGAATAATGCCGCATCACTCAATGATGTCGCCGGCCGGATGCATACCAAGCTCGAAGCACATAACCGGACGAAGCAAGCCTGATGTTCCAGTATCTGACCGAGGAGAACGTTTTTCGGCGCTTCGAGCTCTCGAAGCAGTATACCGACAGCCTCACGATTCCCTTCTCGGAGTACCAGCGCCTCGCCAACAACAAACCCAAACCCGGCCTGGACAAGCACTACCCGCGCAATACCGACGGCACCACCGCCAGCATTATCCATAAGACGCCTCGCCGGGTGGTGCAGGTGCTGCCGACCGGCCGCATCCTCTATCCCGACAACGACTGGGTAGCGATCGTCGCCAATTTCATACTGACGCACGTGATCTACAAGAACGCCAATCATCAGTACATGCTGATCGAGAAGTGCTGGCAGGCGATCGAGGGCTCGCTTACCCGCGGTTTCAGCCCGATCTACCGCCCGTACCTGCACCACGGCGACTACGTTGGCCCGGATTGGGTCAATCCCTGGTGGGGCGACATCTTCGTCCAGCCGGGCAAAATCTCCGACGAAGACAGCAATTACCTGTTCCTGCGCACCTGGTGGCGCGAAGAAGATATCGAGGCGCTGATCGACCGCGTGGGCAAGATGGACAAGGATGACGCGACCGATAGCGGCTGGAACGTCACCAATCTCCAAGAGGTCAAGGACAAGGAGCAGACGAAAGACGAGAAGGCCATGACGCCGACCGATCGGGCCAGCGCCGTCAACCAGCGCGGCGGTATCGAGTTGATCATCGGCTTACAACGCGGGATCGGCAGCCAGTTTCTGATGTTCCACCGCGAGTCCAACCTGATCGTGCGCGCCACCAAGAACAAAGACCCGCGCGGCGAAATCCCCCTGATTTTCAACTACTGCGAAACGAACGGTTACAATCCGTTCGGCCGCGGTTTCGTCGAGCTGGTGGCGCCGCTGCAGAACCTGATGGACACCGAAGACCAGATGTACCAGTTCAACCGGGCGCTCATGCTGGCGCCGCCAGTCAAGAAGCACGGCACCTACAACAAGAGCCAGCTGCAGCTGCAGCCGAACGCCATCTGGGACCTGGGCGTGGACCCGAAAAACGATGCCGAGCCGGTCACGATCGACTCCACCGCCCTCGCCAATTATTCCACGCTCTACAGCCTGAACCAGTCGCGCCTCTACCAGCTGCTCAGCGCCCCGACGGCTAGCGTTAGCCAGACGGCCGGCAACAGCCAATTCAGCAAGACGACGCAGGGCGTGCAGCAAGTCCAGCAGAACCTCAGTATCGACGACAATTTCATCCGCAAGAAATTCGAGTACGCGTTCGAGCGCTGGAGCGAAGGCGCCATCAACGACTGGTTCGCCTGCCATAGCGGCAAGGAACAGCTGCAGCTCGACAGCGAGACGGCCAGCAAGCTCCGTGATCTGGCCGCGGACAAATTCGATCAGTCACTGCTCGATGAGAACGATGTGCTGACGATCGATTACGACCAGGTGACCGAAGTCATCCGCTTCAAGGTTGATCCGAGCTCGTCGCAGGAGCTCGAGGATCAGCAGCAAATGCAGCTGATGGGACAGCTGCAGCCGCTCATGACGCCGCAAATGCGCTGGTTCCTGGGCCAGAACGGTTGGAAGCTCGATCTCGGCCAGTGGTATTACGAACTCTTCAATAAGAGCAACGTCGACAATATCGACAAGATTATCTACAAGATGAACGACCAGGAAGCGCAAGCGGCGCTGCAGGAGCCGTACCCGATCATTGACCCGCCGGATATCCGCCTCATCGGCAGTGTGCCGCCCGATGCCATGTCGGCCGCGCTGGCGATGGGCGGCGTCAACCTGCCGCCCGGCACCAATGTCGCCGACACGCCGATCAAACTGGAGGACATCTACAAGGATCCGGGCACGAGCCCGATGATCAAAGCCCAAATCGTGCAGAAGGCCGGCTTGCAACCGGATATCAACGACACGGCCAACCAAATGGACACGAACGACCTGCAGCACGGCGCCAAACAGGCCGAAGCGCTCAATACCGGCTCGCAACATCTTCAGCAAGCGGCGAACCCCGCCCCTCCGGCTGATCAGAGCGGCCCACAGCAGCAACCACCGCAGACTGATCCGAACCTGGCAGAGACGGACAACGTCGCTCCTGCGCCTATGAACAGCGTGAAATTCAGCCCGAACGACATGGCCGCGATCGGTGAAATGCGTCGCCAGAACGTCCACCCGCAGGTGATCGGCGAGGCGATGGCGATGCTGCATAGCGGTCACCCGGCGGCCACTGTAATGGCGCACGTCACGAAGCGGATGAGTGGAAAGGTGCTGTGATGGCTGATCTTATGGACGATGACAACATGTACCCTAACGACGGCGAATGGTTCGCCGCGCCCGGGACGCAGACCGAAGAAGCCAAAGAGGAACTGGACAAGCTGCGCCAGGCCAAGCCACTCGTCCGTGATGTGATCCAGCGCTTCAATGACCAAATCGATTATTACACGAGCATTGACTCCATCGAAGTCTCATTGGATGACGCTCCGGCTGTCTACCAGCGCCACGTTGAGGCCAACCGGATCGTGCGCGACAAATTAATCGCGGAACGGGACTATATCATGTCGCTCCTGGACGAAGACGAACAGAGGTAAACCGCACCGGGCGCCTGAAGTGAGCCAGGCATCCGGTGGAGTGTATCTCGCACTTCCGTCCCGTCAACGTCATGGACGTTAACTAACAAGGAGAACATGTTATGAGTGATACAGCAACCGCCGTAAAAGATGACGCTGCAGCAGCGGCGACCGCCCCGGCAGCGGCCGATGTAAGCACGCCAGTCAATGAGGACCTGGACCGTTTTGATCTGGATCCGAACGACTTTAAAGACACTGGCGACCAAAAGCCCAAGGAAGAAGGCGCGGACAAAGGTGAGAGCGACGATGCGGAGGCAGACGCCTCAGATGACGCCGCTGCCACCGACAAGCCGGCCGAAGGCGCCGAGGATGCTGCTGACGCCAGCCAAACGAATGAGGACAAGCCGAAAGGCGCGGACGCTCGTAAAGAGCAGCTGAACAGCGAAATCCGCGATCTGGTCACCAAACGCAACGAGCTCAAGAAGCAGGTGGAAGAGGCCAACGCCAAAGTCTACCAGCCGCAAACCGAAGAAGCCCTGAAAGAGGGCGGCATGAGCGAGCTCGAGGCCAAAGTCGAAGCCATGCGGCAGCAGCAGGAGATTGACAAGTACAACTCCACCGTCGCCGAAGCCCAACTGGTGATCGAGAGCGAATCGGAGCGCGTGATCCGCGATTTCCCGGTTTTCAACCCGGAGATGGACGGCAAAGGCTACAACAAGCAGCTGCACGAAGCGGCCAGCGAGTTATTCAATGCCAATCTCATCAAAGACGAGAACACCGGCCAGACCGTCGGCACCCATATGCCCATCTATAAGCTTTACAAATTGATAAATGATGCCGTCCAGATCGGGACTGCCAGCGGCGAAGCCAAGGGCGCGAAAGCGGTGAAAAAAGCCATCGCCAGCGCCGACGTGGTTGCCAGCAGCGGCCCGAAAGGCTCCAAGACGAAGGACAAGTTTGAATCCGCCTTCGACAAGGAGTTTGACAAGTACTAAACGGACGGCCACCAAGGAAGGAATAACCTGTTTCTATGGCTGTGAACTTAGCCCAAAAATATAGCCCGAAAGTCGCCGAGCGGTTTAGCCACCTGAGCTTTACCCAGAAGGCCACGAACCAAGATTATGACTGGGAAGGCGTGACCACGGTCGTCGTCTACTCGGTCGCCACCGTCACGATGGGGACTTACACCCGTTCCGGCACTAGCCGCTACGGTACCCCGTCGGAAGCCGGCACGACCACCCAGAGCCTGACGCTTAGCCGTGACCGCGCCTTCACGACCACCATTGACCGGCGCAACAACGCCGAGCAGGAAGGCGTCGAGGAAGCCGGCAGCTTCTTAGCCCGTCAGATCCGCGAAGTGGTCACTCCGGAAATTGACATCTACCGTATGGCGGCCCTCGGCGTCGCCGCTGCGGCCAGCACGAGTACCACGAACGCGGCCATCGTGGCCGGCGCGACGACAAGCGCGAACGCCTATGCCAACTTCATGACGCTCAACGGCGCGATCAGCGATAACCTCGTACCGATCCAGGGCCGCCTCGTCTTCATGACGAACGCCTATCGTACGGCGCTCGTGCAGTCCGGCTACATCCTGAACAGCGACATCGCTCAGAAAGCCCGCCAAAGCGGCGACTACGGCGATTTGGAAGGCTGCATGGTGATTTGCCTGCCTGCTTCCTACATGCCGACGAGCACCGACCTCATCATTACCCATCCTGACGTCCTGGTGAGCCCGATGATTCTGGCGTCCTACCTGACCCATACCGACGCGCCCGGCATCAACGGCTGGTTGCTCGAAGGCCGTATCGTCTACGACGCGTTCGCGCTGACCGCTAAGATCAATGCCTGCGCCCAACATAAGACCGCGTAATAGTGGTCTCGCAATAGTAACGTAATCAAGGTATCTATATGGCAGATTTAACGAAGAACTATATCGAACAGATCAAAGCTGACGCCACAGCGATCACCCAACGGCGGCTGGCAGAGGATGGCGTGGACCTCCATGCCGAGCGTAATGCCCAGGTGAACGCGATGGAAGGCGTCGCTGCCGCCAGTCCCGTGCGGGAAGCGGCGCTCGCCAACCCGAGCGATCCGGGTCTGGCGAATTTCCAGACTCTGGAGCAGCATCAAGGCCCCGTGAACACGCACGCCGCGGCTGACGTCGATCCGACGCCGAGTCAACAGGCGAGCGCCGACCAGGCGACTAAGCGCGGTTTAAACACCACGCAGAGCGCCAAGAGCGCAGCCAGTAATATGGGCGGGAGCGCCAAGTAATATGGCGATGAATTCCCATCAGCAGGCGATCCAATCGAGCCTGCGCAAGGCTGCCGGGGCGAAGCACATTAAGGGCGCTTCCAACCGGGCCAAAGTCAAGAAGATGCCCCTGCCGGAAGGCTTTAAGGGCAACTAGTTCTTTCGGGGCGGCGTCTCTCGCTGCCCCTTTATCCACTAATGTTTGCTAGAATAAAGGCATAACCACTATGGCACTGACGGTTTCCACTAATCCGACCGGTTTCCAGGGCAGCTCGCCCTCGGCGATGAGCGTGCTGCAAGGCACCGCCGCCGGGATTCAAACTCCCTCCGGGCCGACGGTCCAGGGCGTCGCTTCGCCGAATCCCCAGCTCACCGTCGCGCCCACGGCCAGCCAGATTTTGCTCACGCCGCAGGTGCTCGGCGCGAACACAAATACGCCAGCTACTGGTAGCGGCAGCACCACGGACGGTACCGCTACCAGTAGCACCGGGAACGGCGCCAACTTGAGCTCCTACGATCAGGGCATTGATACCACCAACGCCGAAATCAACGACCTGACGCCGACGTACAATAATGATCTGGCATCCATCGCGAACAGTTACCAGACGACGATGAACAACCTGAACCAGCAGAATGCCCTCACGAAACAGTCGTACAATACGGCCAAAACCCAGGATGCCCGAGGCTATGTCACCACGAAAAACGCCATCAACACCAATACCGGCAATACTATATCCAGCGTTGATCGCCTGCTTGGCGCTCGTGGCGCTGGGGGTGAGTCCGCCGGAGACTATGCGGCGCTACTGGCCGGCAAGCAAGGCACGGGGCAACGGGCGCAAGCGGGGCTGACCTTCGGCCAGAATGAGCAGGGGTTGGATACCAATTACAACAATACCGAGAACGCCTACACGATGGATACGCGGAACGCGGACCTGCAGCGCACGCAAGCGGTGAATGCCGCCCAGGCCAAGTTTGATACTAATAAAGCCAACCTGCTGACGGCGCTAGCCACCCTGACCAACGAACGCACGGCTGCCGCCGGCGGCACAGGCGTGGCGGCCTCGCAACCCGATGTCGAGCAGGCCAAGGCCCTGATGGCCGCTGCTGCAGCCCTGGGCAATCCACAGCCGGTCGCGGCGCGAGCGCCAGTCACCTATACGCCGCCAGCACTGGCAAGCTACACGGCCAACCCGAGTACGGTTGCCCTCGCCACTCGCCCTGGAGCAAGCGCTGCCACGGATAGCGTCGCTCCATACGCGTTTCTCTTGAACAATCGCCAAAACGCTAACGCCTTGGCAGGGTAGCCCGATGTCCTTGATGCCGTTCCTGCAGAACGTCGAGCACGACGTCGTGAATTTCGGGCGCGGAGCTGTCAATGACGTGCGGAATGCCATAGCCCCGCCACCCCCGCCTGTTCCTGCCGCTCCCGTGCGTCCCGTGCAAACCCCGCAGCTGAACCCCGTGCAGCGCTTCGGGACGGCGCTCGGCTCAATGGTCAACCGGGATGTGATCCAGCCGCATATCGTGCAGCCGGTCGAGAACCTGGTCCAGTCGCAGATAACGAATAACCCTACGGTCAAAGCGGTTCCTGATTTCCTGTCGCTGCTGGCGGCCCGCGCGACGAACAATAACGTGGCGCAGCAACATGCTTCTCAAGCCCTGCAACACGCGGGCAAGCAATGGGTCCAGAACGTCAATCAGAACACGGACGTCCGCCACAATCCGGGCGCCGCTATGAATGTCGCCATGAGCACCGAGGGCGGTAGTCTGAATCCGGTTGACAATGCCGCTGCGGACGCCGCCAAAGCGGCCGAGGCATCAGCGGCGCGGATCGACCGCACCAAGCTCTCCGGCAAAGCCTTATCCACGCCAAACCGCGACCTCACCATGCCAACGAAGCCGGCTTTGCCGACTAACGCTGCTCTGGATAACCCGACCGCCGGGGCGAAGCCATCACGGTTCGCGAACGTGACGGTCCAAAATTCCGATAAAGTCGATGCGCTCACCAAGCAGCTGACCCAGGAGAAGAATGTCAGGTATACGCCGCAGGCGACGAAGGCTGGCCAGGATCTGGCCGCGCAGACCTACGGCAAGATGAATCTTTCGAAGGCGACGTTAGACGTCACGAACGTGCTGAACGACACGAAACCGGGCGCGATCACCCGTCAGGATGTCTTTAATGCCCATGAAGTCGCCAATCGTCTCCAGCAGACGGGCGATACGGCGGATAAGGCCACCGCGTCCGACATTTATGGCAAATTGTCCCAGCACCACACGGCCGCTGGCCAGCAGATCCAGGCGGGCGCGGCGCTCGCCGCTCAGTCACCTGAAGGGATGCTCTACTCGGCGACGAAGGCCTTGCAGAAGGGCGGTGTCAAAGTCCAGGGCAAAGTCCTCGACACGCTCAATAACGCGATCGGCGAGTACAAGCAGACGCTCGATAAGAATGGCATCAAACCCGACAAACAGGGCGGTGTCAAAACCGGCACGTTGCCTCGGTCGCAGGCTGATCAGCAGAGCTTGGCCTACCAGAAGTTCGTCGACACGGTGAACAAGCAGATCCCGCGCGGCAAAGGTGCAGCCGGGATTGGCATCTGGCGCGCCGGGCTGCTCACCGGCCCGGAGACGGCGGCGAAAGTCGCGGTGTCGCATGGCATCACCTTGCCGCTCGAGTTAGCTTCGAAACCCGTCTCCGCCGGGGTTGACGCGCTGACGTCGCTGGTCACTGGCAAACGTGGCTATGTCTTTAACCCAACTGACCTGAAGGCCGGTGTTGCGGGTTATGTGAAAGGGGCAAAAGCTGCCGGCACGAAGCTGACGACGGGCCTGGATGTGCCCGGTACCGGCGGTTTCGAACAAAAGCTTGGACAAAGCTCGCGCATGACACCGTATGAAGCAGCGCCTACCCGTCTCCATGGTTCACTGGCCAAGCCCAATTTCAGCGCGGAATACGAAATGTCGCTCCAATCCCAGGCCCGCGCCGAAGCGCTGAACCAGAACCTCAAGGGCGCTCAAGCCGACACCTTTATCAAGAACTTCGTGAATAAACCGAGCAAAGAAGCATTGCAGACGGCTCAGAATGAGGCGGAGCATTTCACGAACCAGCAGAAGAGCGCGCTCGGTCAGGGCGCGAAAGCAATTCAGAACTGGAAACCTGGAGGCGCCCCCGTCGGGACCATTCTCGCGCCCTTCACCCGTATCCCGGGCGCCATCGGCACCAAAGGCCTCGTCGATTGGACGCCCCTTGGCCTCGGCAAAGCCGCGGGCGACGTGATTAATGGTATCCGCCGCGGTAACTTTGACCAACGGGCGTTCTCTCAGCACGTCGGCCGTTCTATCACGGGGACCGGTATCGCCGTGACGGGATACGAGCTCATGAATGGCGGTCGCATGACGCTTCAGGCTCCGAATGACCCGAAAGAAAAGGCGCTCTGGACCGCGGAAGGCAAACAATCAAATTCTGTCTATGTCGGCGGCAAAGTCAGCAAGAGCGCTGATGGTACGACTACGTATAAGGGCGGCAAATGGATTAGCTTGAACGCGATGGGCCCCGCCGGCATTACACTCGGCTTAGGCGGTGGTTTCGCCAATGCCCAGGCACAGGGCAAGAATATACCCACCTCGCTCGTGCAGTCCGGCGCCGCTGGCGGCAAGGTGCTGGCTTCGCAGCCGTACTTAAAGGGCATATCCGGCGTTGCGAACGCGGTGAATGACCCGACTCGCTACGCGCAGACCTTCCTCGATAGCACGGTCGGTTCGATTATCCCGGCCGCTTCCTCGCAAATTGCTCGCGGCACAGATGCTACGCAGCGGGCCTATAATCCAAGTATCCCCGGCACCCTTGAAAGCAAGATCCCCGGTGTGCGCCAGGCAACGCAGCCGGCGCAACTGGATACGTTCGGCAATTCGGTCTCGTCCGGCAATAGTGGCAAAGTACCGCTCCTGAGCGGCGCGATGCAAACCGTCAATCCCTTCTATTCGCTCGACGCCCGCAACCAGAATGATCCGGCCACGCAGGAGCTGCAGCGCCTTTACACGGCTGGGGGCAGTCAGAACGCCCCGGCCTTCGCGGCTCCCCAGAAATCAATGACCGTCAACGGTCAGAAGACGACGCTCACCCCTACCCAGATGAACCAGTATATCGCCAACAGCGGCCCGATCATTCACCAGGGTATCACTAACCTGCTCCAGAACCCGGATTACCAGAAGCTGACCGATGCCCAGAAGACGAGCCAAATCAATGACATCATTACGGGCGCGCGCACCGCCGCTAAAGTCGCCATCCTCAATGATAATCCGAAGACGCTGACGAGCACGGACAAGGCGGCTATCCTGAACCCGCAATCGCTCGGCAAGGACATCACCATACCGGGTCTCAACCTTGCCCCGAACATTGATGCCCAGAGCAAGGGCATCCTGACCAAAGTCGCGGGCATGACCTCGGCTGATAAAACGAAATATCTGAATGATCCCAAGAACAAATACCAGTACAACTTGGCGACGTATAACAATGACGCGCTCAACGGCAAATATGACAGCGTGCAGCAGTTCACGCGGCAAAACTCGCTGGCCAAAGAAGCGGTCACGAGCGGTTACAGCAAGCAAGTTAGTGAATTATACGGTATGAGCAAGGCGGAGATTAGCAACTATTTAACGGCCAACCCGAATCAGGCGTCTACGGTGACGGACCAACTTATTCAGCTCGACAACCAGCTCTACGACAGCGGTTTGTCAACCACCTTGAAATTCAAGAATGGCGTGATCACCAGCGGTTCTGGCAGGAGTAGCGGCAAGATGAAGCTCCGGGCTATCCCGAAGTTTAAGACGGGTGATTTCACCGTCAAAGCGCCCAAAATTACCGTTGGCAAACTGACCAGCCCGAAGAGCGCGTTCAAAGCGCCGAAATTCAAGAGCTACGCTCCGAAGGCCCCGAGAGTGACCGTCCACAAGGTAAAAGCATAAGCCGATTATGGTAGGATGAAGGGAGTAAGCAGCATATGACAACGACAGACTTCATTTCCCAAGCGTGGGTCAAAGCCGAGGGCACGCCGTTCACTGATCCGGTCAACAGCACCAAGTGGACCTATCTGCTGACGCTCGGCAATTACTACATCAACAGCTGGGCCAGCCAAATCGGCGTCGATTGGGCTGGCCTCTACAATCCGACCTATCTCATCGGCACCGTCAGCGCTACCGATACCTTTGACTTCGACAACACCGAAGTCCGTAAACTTAGCCAGGAAACCGGCGATCCGGTGCGCATCCTCCACGCGGACGGCATCAATTACACGGATTACACGCTCATCCCGGCCGATCAGCTGGTGCGCTACCGTGACCGCAACGTCTGCGCCCGGATCGGCGGCAGCATCAAATTCGCTCAGGCCTTCACGACGAGCGACGCGGAATACAACGGCAAGCTCTACGCGCCAATATACGGGTATCCCACGCAATTGGCGGCCGCTGATGATGTCGTGCCGGTCGATGACCCAAACTGGCTCGTCGCCGTGGTCGCTTATGACGTGGCGCTGCACGACATCCTGCGCAAAGACATCGCGCCGATTATTAAAGCCGAGGCCGATCAGATCATGGCCGGCATGCTGGCCGACAATGAGGCCCAGGCGAACACGATGGCCGCCAACTGGCAACCCTTCAGCGGCTACCTCTGGGAAGACTACTACAGTGGCCACGACTACGGGGATAACGGATGGCTCTAAGCGGGCTGAAACCGGCGGTCGTTCAGACGATCAGCGTCAAAGCCTGGCAGAACGGCGTCGTGACCGCCTGGAACGATCCGCGGACGCCGGTGAACGGCCTGGTGAGCTCCGGCAATGTCCTGCTGACGCAGAATGATACGATCCGGCCCATGCCCTCCCTGATCCTCTACGGCACCCAGCCGGTTGGAACGGTCTTAGGCGAGATTTACGAGTACCGCGATACGACGGTCGTGCCGATCCTGAATTACCGCACGTGCATGCAGGTGGTCTCGGGCGTCGCCAAAGTCTATACCTCCAAAGACCTCGGAGCCTGGACGGCTGTCTCCGGCAAGACGTATAACACCACCGCACTGGCCCACTTTGTCCAGATCGGCAACAAAGTGCTGGTGATGAACGGCACCGACACGCTCAGCTATTACGACATTGCTACCCAGGTCATCGTGCCATATACCGCCCTGACCACGCCGACGGCCCCAACGCTCACGACGAACACCGGCCTGACCGGGACCACCTTCACGATTACCTATCGCGTCAGCGCGAATAGCACGGTCGGTGAGAGCATCGCCTCAGCTGTGCTCTCGGTGACCGTCAGTACCGACCGCGACCTCTGGAACGCCAGTACGCAGAGCCTCCAGATCGGCTGGCCGGCCGTCGCGGGCGCGGCCGGCTACGATGTCTACATGGGCGTTGGTGGCGTCGGCACCGAATTCCTGATCGCTTCGGGCCTGACCGGTACCACCTATACCGACAATGGCAGCGCCTACCAGGATACGACGCGGCCCTACCCGCTCGTCGACAGCACGGCCGGGCCGGCCGCGACCCGCGGTGACGTGGTGAACAGCCAGGTGTTTCTGACCGGCATCAAGAATAATCCGTATATGGTGGTTGCCGGCGGCACGTATCCTTACCAACTGGATTTCTCTCCGGCGAATGGCGGCACCACGATCCCGGTCAATAACGGCGGCAAAGAGGTGCCGGTCCGCGTGCGCCCGTTCCGTGGCAACGGTGGCGCTCCGGCGATCGTCTGCTACTGCCAGGGCACGAACGGCCGGGGTAAGCGCTTCACGCTCACGCCTGACTCGATCACCGTCGGGGCGCAGACGGTAAACTTCTTTGACGTCACGGAGGAGAGCGGTCTCGACGGCACCTGCTCGCCGGACGGCATTCTCTATTACAACGACACGAATTACTACCCGTCGATCGATGGTTTCAAGACGGACGGCACGATCCCGCAGATCCAGACGATTATCTCGACCCGCCGCGTCAGCAATACCATTCAAACGGATATCCCTAGCCTGAACCTGGAAGCGATGAGCGGCTGCGCCAGCGATTTGGACAACGGGCGGCTCTACTGGGCGTTGCCGGTCGGCAGTAGCACGAATAACCAGATCTGGGTGCTCGATATTGACCGCGGCGGCGCTTGGATGAAACCGTGGAATGTTGCCGCCGCGTGGCTCATGCACTACAACAGCAACACCGTGGCCGAAGGCGGCGACGGTCAGAGCCATTTCTGCGTGCTCTCGAACAATCAGATCTTTGAATTCTCGTATCAGCAGTACACCGTCAATAACGGCGCCGCCTTTTCGACGAGCGGCAGCAGCGGTCGCCTCTTCTTCGCCAAGGATGAGCGCACCTGCGCCAAGCTGCTCAAAGTGGTCTTTACCTTCCTGCATCCGGTCGGCACGATCAATGTCAACGTCGGCGGTGAGTTTCAGAAGCAGCCTTACAGCTTCAATGGGTCGCTGACGACCAACAGCGAGCAGACGATTACCGGCTGGAGCGAGCAGCCCTGGTCGAATAACGCCTGGAGCCAGGTCATCGCGGTGCCGCAGCAGATTATCAACGTTAGCCAGGACCTGATTATCGACGTGAACGAGGAGCTGCGCTATTTCGAATACGACTGGAACAGCACCGCCGCCGGGACGGATTACGAGCTGGATAATGTGGTTGCCGAATTCGTCATCACCGGCAACCGGGATATCTAAGGCAGGTTGGTAAAACATAAGCGATATGTATAATAAAGGATAACAATGGCAGCGAGCGCGAACGATAAGCTTTCAGAGACGGCCAACGGCGGCATCCCCGCCGTCGCGCACGTCACCGCCACCCGGGCGACCGGCGTGACCTCCCTCAGCGTCGATACGCAGCAGTACTGGCCGACCAGCACCGGAATCAAATTCTCCACCTACAAAGTCGACACTAACGGCAAGCAGATCGCCGGCAGCCAAACGGACTGGCGCGGCACCAGTGATGGTACCGGCACGCTCAGTAATATCGCCCGGACGGGCGGCGCGGCGGATGCCGGCAATGCCATCGGCGACGTGGTGCAGATGGGACCGACTGCTCAGTGGGCCGAAGATCTCATGGAAGGGCTGCTCGCCGAGCATAAACAGGATGGCACGCATACCAACCTCAATACCGATACGCTCACCGCGACCGGCAACGTTACGATCGGCGGCTCGCTAACGGTTTCCGGCGGCGGCCTGATACCTGCCGGTTCTATTCTGCCCTTTGGCGGCGCCAGCTCACCGTCTGGCTTCATGCTCTGCGATGGCTCGGCGATCTCACGCGCGACGTATGCCGCGCTCTTTACCGCAATTGGGACCGCCTATGGCGCTGGCGACGGCACCACCACCTTCAATCTTCCTGACTTCCGCGGCCGCGTCCCGGTCGGCAAGAACAGCGGAACGTTTGCCACGCTCGGATCGACCGGCGGCGAAGAGACCCACATCCTCACCCTCAGCGAGATGCCCGCTCACGGCCACGGCGTCACCGATCCGGGCCACGCGCACGTGGTTCCCAACAACGTCTTCGCGGGCAGCTCGACGAATACGACGGCCCAGGTCAGCGGCTACCAGCAGATTACTTGGGGCAATCAGAACACGAATAGCGCGGGGACGGGTATCAGCATTCAGAACAGCGGCGGCGGAACGGCCCACAACAACCTGCAGCCATACCAGACGATCAATTACATCATTAAGACATAAGGGGAATCCATATGGCAGCGAAGAAATCAGGCATCCACATCAAGAAGTCCGCGAAGGGCTCGTTCACGCGTATGGCGAAACGCGCCGGCAAGAGCATCCAAGGCGAGGCCAGCTCCGTCCTGGCGAATCCGAACGCCTCCCCCGCGGCGAAGAAGAAGGCTAATTTTGCTCGTAACGCGGCGTCTTGGAACAAGAAATAAGCTAATCCCCTGCCATGGCCAATAAGCTGACGAAATTCCCCAATAACCTTATCCGCGGCGACACGCCCTTGCTGCAGGTGCCATTGACCGTCAACGGCAACCCGGCCAATCTGACCGGCTACAACACGACCTTTACCGTCACTGCCAGCCAGACACCCGTGACCGGTGACACGCCCGTGATCCAGGTCAGCGCGCCCGGAGACTCGACTGGCATTCTCAACTTTCAACTCTGCAACGGTGTTGCCAATAACGACACGAGTAAGCTGGCGCCCGGAACCACGTACTACTGGGACGTGCAGCTGAGTAACGATCTGTCCGGCAGCAACCGCCGCATCTTTACGGTGTTGCGCGGCACGCTCGGCGTCGACGCGGATTATAACCTGAGCACGTCGTAATGCAACCCACGAGCATGATCACCATCGCGGCTGACCTGACGGAGCTCTCCGAATCTGGCAGCGTGAGCGTGACGAGCGTTTCCGAGGCGCAAGTGCTCGCGACTGCTGTCCTCACGGGCCCACCGGGTCCGACTGGCCCGGTTGGCGCCACGGGCGCGACTGGGCCCACCGGACCGCAGGGGCTAACCGGCGCCATTGGCCCAACCGGTCCCACGGGGTCCACTGGTGCGACTGGCGCGACTGGCGCGACTGGTCCCGCAGGGCCAAACAGCGTCTCTAATACCACCGCGACGACACTCAACGGCCTCCTCAAGGGCAATGGCAGCACCGTCGCGACCGCCTCCCCCGCCGATATCCCGAACATTGCGGAATCGCAGGTAACGAACCTGGTATCTGACCTTGCCGGTAAGCAGCCCACGGGCAACTATTTGACTGCTTTAACGGGTGACGTCACGGCCAGCGGCCCCGTC